CCGAGAAAAAGGAAGAAATGGAAACTGAAAAAACAACTCCAAAGAAAACTATCGAAAGCGTAGTTAAAGAAACTTTCTTTTCTGAAATAGAAAAACTAAAAGAAGAGAACGAAACTTTAAAAGCTGAACTAAGCAAATTAAAAGAGGTTAAAAAAACTGAAGTTGAGTTAGCTGTCGAAGAGGAAGTGAAGCCAATTTCTTTCAATCCTGAAAATGAGAACAAAGTTGAGGTTGTTAAAATAGCTTCAAAAAGACCTCGCGCAATTATGGATTCAGTAATGAACAAAATAAATAAGTAATAATTTAAAAAACAAAAAAAATGAGTACAACATTCACAAGCATTTCAAATGATTCTTTACGTCAAGTAGGCGTAGTTGAAACATTGACAGGTGCAACAACTTTAACTGCTGAAGATAGCGGTAAAGTATTTATTCTTAACGCTGCTGCAGGTGCGCAAATTACACTTCCTGCTGTTGCTGACGGAGCTGGTCAATCTTACAAATTTGTAGTAGGTGCGTTATTCGCAACGACTGCATGGACGATTAAAGCGGCTTCAAACAAAATTCAAGGTGGTGTTATCGTGAACAGCGTTAACGTACCGGGAGCAGACGAAAACACGATTACATTTTCAGCTTCTGCTGACACAATCGGTGACTTCGTAGAATTACATGGTGACGGTTCTAACTGGTATGTTTTCGGATTGGGAACATCAGCTGGAGCAATTACATTAACAGTAGTATAAATAAAATAAAAAATTCATAAAATGAGTACAACACAATCAATTACAACTACTTACGCTGGCGAGTTTGCAGGTAAGTATATTGCTGCAGCTTTATTGTCTGCTCCAACTTTAGAAAAAGGCGGAATCACTATCATGCCTAACGTTAAATACAAACAAGTTATCAAAAGAGTAGCTACTGATGACATCATCAAAAATGCTACTTGTGACTTTGATCCAACTTCAACAGTAACTTTAACAGAAAGAGTTCTTCAACCTGAATCATTCCAAGTTAACCTACAATTATGTAAGTCTGATTTCAGAGCTGACTGGGATGCTATCCAAATGGGTTACTCTGCGTTTGACGTATTGCCAAAATCATTTGCTGATTTCTTAATTGCACACGCTGCTGAGAAAGTTGCTGCTGGAATGGAGACTTCAATTTGGAGAGGTGTTAACGCAACAGCTGGACAATTTGCTGGTATCATGACTCAATTAACTACTGATGCTGCTTTACCTGCTGCTCAAGAAATTGCGGGTACTACTGTTGATGCTTCAAACGTTATTGCACAATTAGGTTCTATCGTTGACGCTTTGCCTGCTGCTTTGTACGGAAAAGAAGATTTAGTTCTTTACGTTTCTAACAACATTTATAGAGCTTACGTTCGTGCATTGGGTGGTTTTGCTGCTTCAGGTGTAGGTGCTAACGGTTACGATAACAAAGGAACAAACCAAGTATTGAATGACTTGTATTTCGACGGAGTTAAGATTTTCTTAGCTAACGGACTTGCTTCAAACACTGCTTTGCTTTCTCAAACTTCAAACTTGTACTTTGCGACTGGTTTAATGAATGATATGAACGAAGTTAAGGTTATTGATATGGGTGACATCGACGGTTCTCAAAACGTACGTGTAGTTATGCGATTTACTGCTGACGCTAAATACGGTTTTGCTTCTGATTTGGTTACTTACGGAATCGTAAATTCAGCTAACTAATCAAACTAACAATAATCGAGGGTGGTGAAATATACGCCACCCTTTTTTGTTTAACATTAAAAAAATAATAAAATGAGCTGCGACATAGCAAACGGAAGATTAGAAGCGTGCAAGGATGCAATTTCAGGACTTCTAAATATTTACTTTATTAACTACGGTGATTTGAATACATTATCTTCAAGCATTGTTTTTGATGGTGATGACCAAATTACTACTTGGTACACTGCAACACAAATTAACCTTTACAAATACGAATTAAAAGGTGCAAATGGTTTTGAGCAAACTATCCAAACTTCAAGAGACAACGGAACTACTTTCTTTGAGCAAGTATTAACTATCCAATTAAAGAAGCAAGACGCTGTAACACATAAAAACGTTAAGTTGTTAGCTTACGGACGTCCGAGAATTGTTGTTGAAACAAGAGACCATCAATTCTTTTTAGCTGGTTATGACCAAGGATGCGACGTTACTGCTGGAACTGTATCTTCAGGAACTGCAATGGGTGACTTCAACGGTTATAACTTAACATTTACTGGAATGGAAAAAAGTCCTGCATACTTCATTGACTGCGCTGATGAGGCTGGATTGAAAGCTATCTTTACTGATGGTGCTGATGATGCTATTGTAATTACTTCTTAGAATTGTCTGTTAATAATAGGTTTAAGACCCTGCCTTTTTAGGTGGGGTTTTTTATTTAAGAAACAAATCCGTAGTGAATTAGTTATATAAGTATGATAGTTTTAACTACTTCAACAAATGCGCAAACATTCGCTTTAATTCCGCGAAATGCAGACTTTGACACAGTTGAAATAACGGACGACCAAACAAATGAAACAACGGTTGTTGAGGAATGGACTTTTACAGAGGGCGAATACTATTCGACAATGGAAGTTGAAGTTGAATTAGTTGAAAATCATTTTTATAATTTGGTACTAAAAGACGGAACGAACATTGTTTATCGTGATAGGATATTTTGCACTGACCAACCGATAGTTACATTTTCGGTTAACAACGGGCAATATACTTCAAATACAACTGCAAATACTTTTATAGTTTATGAGTGATAACATACATATTATTAATTTAAGTTCATACCAAACGCCTGTAATTCAAGAGTCTAAAAGAGATAATTGGGTTGAGTTCGGTGAGGACAATAATTATTTTCAATATTTAATAGACAGATATACGTATTCAACGACGAATAACGCCATTATAAACAATATTAGTAGATTAGTTTACGGGCGTGGTTTAAGTGCGTTAGATGCTTCTAAAAAGCCAAATGAGTACGCTCAAATGATGTCTTTGTTTCATGCTGATTGTGTACGTAAATTAGTAGTGGATAGAAAGATGTTAGGGCAATGCTCTATTCAGATACATTACTCTAAAGACCGTAAAAAAATTCTTAAAGCATATCATATTCCTGTTAACTTATTACGTGCTGAAAAGTGTAATAAAGACGGAGAAATAGAAGGTTATTACTACTCGGACAACTGGCAAGACGTTAAAAAGTACGCCCCTAAAAGAATTCCTGCTTTTGGGTATTCAAATGAGCAAATAGAAATACTTTACATTAAACCTTATACGGTAGGAATGAAGTATTACGCTTATCCTGATTATCAAGGTGCCGTTCCTTACGCTAAATTAGAAGAGGAGATAGCAGACTATTTAATTAACGAAGTTCAACACGGATTCAGCGGTACAAAGGTTATAAACTTTAATAATGGTATTCCTACCGAAGAGCAACAAAGTATCATTACAAACAAAGTAAACGCACAATTAACGGGTTCTAAAGGACTGCGAACGATTGTAGCATTTAATGCAAGTGAAACAAGTAAAACAACTGTAGACGATATTCCGTTAAACGATGCACCTGAACATTATTCGTATTTAAGTGAAGAGTGTTTACGTAAGATTATGTTAGGACATAATGTAACTTCACCTTTATTGTTTGGTATTGCAACTTCAACGGGTTTCTCGAGTAATGCTGATGAACTTAAAAATTCAAGTATTTTGTTTGACAACATGGTTATTAAACCTATGCAAGATGAGTTACTTGAGGCGTTTGATAGGATATTAGCTTATAACGGAATTACATTAAAGTTATTCTTTAAAACTTTACAGCCTTTGGAGTTTGTTGACTTAGAGAACGCACAAACCGAAGAACAAGTAGCTGAAGAAACAGGAACTGAATTAAGCTCACAAGGAGATAAAATTGCACAAGCGTTAATTGATTTAGGCGAAGATGAAAATCCTGACTGGATATTAATAGATGAACACGAAGTTGACTACGATACAGATGAAAAAGACAACGAGATATTAAGCAAAGAGCCAAAGCAAAGTTTATTATCTAAGGTTGTTAATTTAGTTTCAACTGGAGATCCGAGACCTAATTTGCGAAGTGGACAAGATGCTGTTATTGATGGCGTTAAATTTTTAACTCGATATGTTTACGCTGGAGAAAGAAAAGAAAACGGACGCGAATTTTGCAAATCTATGATGAGAGCAAATAAACTTTATCGAAAAGAAGATATTATAAAAATGGGAAGTCAGCCAGTTAATGCTGGTTTTGGAATTGATGGAGCTTCGACATATTCAATTTGGTTGTATAAAGGCGGTGCAAATTGTCACCACCGTTGGAATAAAAGAGTATATGCAACGTTTGAAGGTCAAGCTATTGATGTAAACACAGCTAAACAAATCGCTGGACGTAAAGCAGAGAAATTAGGTTATGTAGTTAAAAATCCAAGTTTGGTAAGTCAAAGACCTATTGATATGCCGAATCAAGGATATTATAGAAAATAAGATGGCAGAGGCATTACTTATAACAAGAGATGACATCGTTAAGTTTACAGCCATGAATGGCAACGTGGACACGGATAACTTTATTCAATGGATTAAAGTCGCTCAAGATATTCATATTCAAACTTACTTAGGTACTAAGTTACTGGACAAAATAAAAGCTGATATTGTAGCTGAAACTTTAGGAGGTAATTATTTAACGCTTGTAACGACGTATATAAAGCCTATGCTGATACATTGGGCGATGGTTGAGTATTTACCCTTTGCGGCATATACAATCGCTAATAAAGGCGTATTTAAGCACAATTCGGAGAATGCTACAAACGTAGAAAAAGACGAAATAGATTTCTTAATAGAAAAAGAGCGTTCAATAGCTCAACACTATACTGAAAGGTTTATTGATTACATGAGTTTTAATCAAGACTTATTTCCTGAATACAACTTAAATTCAAATGGGGATATGTATCCTGATACACAAAACAATTATTTTGGATGGTTCATTTAAAGAAATACAAGCCTAAGGCTGAAAACATTAAAAAATTACAAATTTATTTAAACAAAATAAATGGCGGACGTAAAGATAAGTCAACTAACAGCGAAAGCGGCAAAGGTTGAAAGTACGGATAGGATTCCAATAGCAGACTTTAATGGCACTACTTACGATACTAAGTATGTAACTGGATCACAAATCAATGAATTGAGTTTAGATACTTCACCGCAATTAGGTGGAAACTTAGATGTTAATGGACATACTATTACAAGTGATTCAGACCAAGATGTTATTATAAATCCAAATGGAGTTGGAACAACTAAAATAGAAAGTAATTTAGTTTTAAGAGATTCGGCAGGATCAACGGCAAAAGAAGTTTTATTTTACGAGGGGTTTTCAAACGGAACTAATTATGTAGGTTTAAAAGCTGCTGATTCTTTAACTGCCAACACTACCTATACTTTACCAACAGCAGATGGAACAAGTGGACAAGTTTTGTCAACAAATGGAACTGGAACATTAAGCTGGACAAATAACGATTCAGGATTAACCATTAATTCAACTGCAATAAGTTCGGGAACTGCTGGTCGTGTATTGTTTCAAAATGCTTCAAATCAATTATCTCAAAGTGCGAATTTATTTTGGGATAATACAAATAACAGATTAGGAATAAACATAGCTACTCCGACAGTTTCTTTGGATGTTGTAGGTTCGGTAAAAATAGATAATACATCATTTACTGGTGCAGGTGTAACAATATCAAAAACCGCAAATAACACTAATAGAATTACAAGCGGTCCCACAGGTGCCGAATATATTCAATTTGGAGCAAGTAATCAAATTCTATTAAATGCTTCTTCGGTTACATGTTCAAATGATATTTTTGTAGGCAATTCAATTTTAACCACAATTAATAATTCTACTGGATTGTTAATTAATAATACGGGATTAATTCAAAACAATGTAACAAGGACTGGTTTAACACTACAGACAAAAGCTTGGAGAAATGATGGTGCTGGTGGTACTTCTACAATGAATGCTGTTAAAATAACTCCAACAGCTGACATGACGGTAGGAACTACAACTGGAAATGTTTTATTAATAGACCCTACAATTAATACAACTGGTGGAACTCACACAATAAGAGGTTTATATTACAATCCAACATTAACATCTATAACTGGAGTTACACATAGAGCAATTGAAACAACAACTGGAAGCGTTATATTTAATTCAACAAGTGGCAATGTAGCTATTGGAGGTACGTCTTTTGGTACGAGTTCAGATAAAGTTTTGGCACAATATACTGGAACAGCTCCAGGCTCTTCACCTGCTGATGCTTACCAACAATATTCAGCGGATATAACAGCAGGAAATGCGGCACCACATTTTAGAACAGAAAACGGAAATGTTGTTAAGTTATATCAAGAAACAACTGGAGTTGCTGCGGCTACATTAGTAAGTAATGCTGGAACTTCATTGACATCAACAGATACATTTGATGGATACACTTTGCAACAAGTAGTAAAAGCATTAAGAAATTTAGGTATTTTAGCATAAAAAATATATTATGGCAATTTTAATTAAAGGAACAACAGAAAAACAAATTAAATTATCGGGAACTGATATAGTAATTCCAGAAATTTATGGGCGTGTTGAGTTTGTAGGTCGCGCAAATGGCACTACTTTAGAAATAGGAATTATAACTTATGTAAGTGAGCAAACATTTGAAGAGAATAAAGTAGTATTCACAGACGTTGAATCACGCTCTTTAACGGCTAATTTAGAGCCTAACGAAACACAATCATTGGAGACAGCTCATAAGTACGCTAAAATCGCTTATGAAGGGCAAGGATATGAAGTTGTCATTGACTTAAATTGAACAAAACACGAATCACTAAGTTAATAAAGTATGGCAAATAGTAACGGTTGGGGTGACGGAGCAGCAAACAACGCAATAGGTTGGGGGCAAGGTGCGAACAACGCTATTGGTTGGGGTGGCATTCATGCTGATAGTTGGGCGGGTGCTACTGATATTTCAGGATTACCAACAACTGACCCCGATGCACAAGCATTCATAACAGCGGCTTCAATAACAGACCCTACTCAACAAAGTGCTATTAATCAGTTAGTGCTTGACTTAAAAGGGTATTCTATTTGGACTAAGTTCAAAGCTATTTATCCAATAGTTGGTGGAATAGCTGCAACTCACAAATGGAATTTAAAAGATCCAAGAGACTTGGATGCTGCATTTAGATTAAATTTTGCCACTGGCTGGACTCATTCAAGTACAGGGATGTTGCCCACGGCTACTTTTGCAAATACATTTTTCATACCTTCTGTTAATGGAACTGGATTAAACAACTTACATATTAGTTATTATTCACGAACAAACAGTACAAGTTTAGGAGGTGAAATTGGAATATATGGACCGCCATATACATTATTCTTTTCAAGGTTTTCTAATACTGCTTATTTTGGAGTCAATGGTACATATCCTCAAGTTGGAAATACAAATTCATCTGGGCTTTTTGTTGCAAGTAGAATAAATTCAACAACAGCCACACTATACAGAAATAATAGTATATTGTCGGCAGCTGCTTCATCTTCAACATCTGCACCAATTTATCCGTTAAGTATTGGTGCAATTACTAATGCAAATGGAGTAGGCGTTCAATATTATACAGATAGAGAATGTGCATTTGCTTCAATAGGTGACGGTTTAACAGATACAGATGTAACTAATTTATATACTGCAATTCAAGCATACCAAACAACATTAAGTAGAAACGTATAAAATAATTTAAAATGGAAGGACGAATAGTAACAAACCAAACAGCAGAAGAATTACAAGGAGTATTCTTTGATTCAGATACATTCTTTAATTTTGTTCAGGATATTAACGATGTGTATTTTTTATTTTTAAGTCAATCAGATGAGGCAGACATCGCAAAGACGGATTATGCATATTTATTAGATATTCCATTAAGCCCATTTGAGCCTAAGCCTTCACCACCATTTCCACCAATAGAAAATTAATTACAATGATTGATATAACCAAATTTTTAGAAATAATTAAAAAACAAGGAGCTACGGGAGTTCTTGCGTTATGGTTATGGTATACTCATAGCGAAGTTCAGGAATTAAAACACCGTCTTTACGACTGTTACGGAAAAGGCAATAGTTCCGCAGTTCATCAAGATGTAAACGATACAAGTAAATACGCTGTAATACCAAAAGACGAAATAAACGAAGAATGAGTTACGACTGGTTAAAAGACGAAAAGTCACCGAGAATATTAGTTCAGGCAGTTAAACAACTTGGAGTTAAAGAGTTTGTAGGTAAGACACACAATCCTATAATATTAGGTTGGGCTAAAGACTTAGGTTTATCAAATGTTTACACGAATGATGAGATACCTTGGTGCGGTCTTTTTGTAGCTTATTGTTGTCATGCTGCAGGGTTAGAAGTAGTAGAACGTCCGTTATGGGCATTGAACTGGAATAAATACGGAACTAAAGTAACTGAACCAATGTTAGGGGATGTTCTTACATTCAAAAGAAATGGAGGCGGACACGTAGGAATTTATGTAGGCGAGGACGATACGCACTATCACGTGTTAGGCGGCAATCAAAACAATTCAGTTAACGTAGCACGTATCGCAAAGAGTAGATTGAATCAGGCACGTAGAACAGCATGGAAGATAGCGCAGCCTTCAAACGTTCGTAAAGTTTATTTAGAGCCAAAAGGAGTAATAACAACAAATGAAGCATAATGGCAAAGAAAAATTTAAAAGTAGAAGTAGACACCGAAAACATAGACGTTAAGGTTGAACGCAAAGACGGAGAGTTAAAAGTAGATTACGATTCTAAAAACATAGATGTAACTGTTGACAAGACCGCTGATAAAGTAGAGGTGAAAGTCGACTCGCAAGGCGGTCTTTTTAAAATTGTTGGTAATATCGTTAAAAAGATTTTGTTACGACGATTAAAGTAGTATATTTGTAACGCTTATTTCATAATTAATAGGTTTAATTGTTAACGAGAACCCTTACTTCGGTAGGGGTTTTTTAGTTTATAGAATTAAGAATTAAGAAACACTCCTATTGGGTATATATGTATAAATGAATTAAATTTTTAAGAGATACCCCCGTAAGCAATTATTGCTAATTCTTAATTCTGAAAAAATATTTTGTTAAAAATGTAACCTTATATTAAAAAGTATAGTATATTTGTCAAAACAATTAAATTTTAAACTATGAAAAATTACTTTTACGACTTGTTAGACCAAGTTACACCAGCGAATGATGATCATAAAGACATTTTAAGGTGCTTTTTAGGCTTTTTCCCGCTACTTCTCATTACGATTGGTGCATTGTATTCACTTTTAATTTTTATGCGATGAGAACGAAGAAAAACACGAAGCCAACTTTTCTTGAAATAATTAACTATTGGCATGACCAAAAGAAAAAAAATTTAGGTAGGTTTAACATGGAGCATTATTTAAGAGTTTGCCAAGCAAAAGCCTATAATGTTAGATTTGATGAACACAATAATATGATAAGAATATGAAAGCAAAAGAAGTTACAGCGGTTTTTGAATGGACGAATGAGTCCGTCTTATTGCAGCAAATAGAACGTTTAAAAGAATTACTTTTGAAAGGTAAGGAATATCACGAGGATGTTTACGATAAAATGAATCTTCAGTTTATGCAGAAATACGAACGTACTCGAAGCTTTAAAGTAATTAACCATAACGAAATAATAGTTAAATCAAACGTATGACACCGAAAGAATTTGCAATAGAGTTAGTAGACAAGTTTTACATTGGACTTGGAATAAAAGATTATAGAGTAGCACGTAACTGCGCGATATTTACTTGTCACCAGCGTATTCAAGAAACGCTTACATTAACACGAATTAAATTTTTAAAAGAAGTTATAACCGAAATTGAGAAACTATGAAAGTGTTTAAGCTATACAACCCTAAGCAAAAGATTGACTATCGTAAAATAAAGCGGTGGAAGGTTCGTGTTAATATATCAAATAATTTTTATAAAAATTTTGAGTTTGATTAGAAAATAATTATTATATTTGTATTCGAGTTCATCCTACATTATAAACTCGTAAAGGTATTATTGACCCTTTGAATGAATGTGAGGTAGGATGCACAGGATTTCAAGGGGTTTTTTATTTTATTTAAAATTTTAAGTTATGCAATTATTATTAAAAGGTGAAGATGCTGAAGGTAATGAAGTTGAATTTTACAGAACGTATCAAAAAGAATTAATGATTACAATTTTTAATGGACACGGAAGTACACATTGTATTATGGACGATGAACAAGTACAAGCATTAATTGACTATTTAAAACTAACAGATGAACAGCTATGAACTAAGTAGAGGTTTTTGGGATTTTGCTTTTGAGAACCCTGATAGAATTAAACCAATTCATTCGGCTATTTATTTTTTTGCTATTGAGCATTGCAATAGATTAGGTTGGAAGGAAAAATTTGGTTTACCTTCTCAAATGGTTATGGAAGCCATTGGTGTAAAAAACTGGAGAACATACTCACAAGGGTTAAATGAACTTATTGATTTTGGCTTTATTAAATTATTAGAAAAATCTACAAATCAGTATTCAAGTAATATAATTGCTATTGTAAATTTTACCAAAGCAGATACCAAAGCATTAGACAAAGCACTGCAAAAGCATGGTACAAAGCAAGGTCAAAGCATTGTTAGTATAGATAAACAAGAAACAAATAAACAAGAAACAATAGAAGAACGCAAATTAGCATTTGCTGAATTATTAAAAGATTATTTACCAACTTATGGTAAAGATATGGTTAATGAATTTTACGCATATTGGACTGAACAAACTCAAAGTAAAAATCCAAAACTTAAATTTGAACTTGAAACTACTTGGAGCATTTCACGTAGATTAGCACTTTGGAAAAAGAACGATGAAAAGTTTAACCCTAAACAACAAGAAGAAAAATTTAAAGCACCTTGGCAATGAACGGATTTAAGATAACTGAGCAAGGCGATATTGTAGACAAGATTTACAAGCATCGCGATAACTATAACAAAAAAGGAATGTTTTTAGGTTGGGAACAATTACACAAACATTATTCAATGACATTAGGTAATTGCACCGATTGGACTGGTTACCCAATGAGTGGTAAAACTCAAGTTTTAATGGAGCTTTTGGTAAACACTTCTAAATTTTACGGATGGAAACATTTAGTTTATTTTCCTGATGTTGGAAATAACGTTGAAATAGTAGCCGATTTAATACACAAAAAGACGGGTAAAAGTTTTAATCCGAATGCAGAAAACGTAATTACGGATATTGAAATTACTCACGCTATGGAATGGGTGTTTAGACACTTTCATATCGTTACTCGTAAAGAAACAAAAGGAAAATTAAGTCCGCAGGATTTTTGGGAATGGGCTATTGAATTAAAAAACACGGATGAAGGATTACAAACTGCTTCGATTGATAGTTGGAAGGATATGAGCCACGATTACGAAAAACACGGAGGTTATGCACAATACTTAGAATATATTTTACCATTAAGAAACCATATTGCAGAACAGAACGAATTACATTTACACACGATTATTCACCCCAAGTTAACTGAAAAGGAAAATGGGAAAAGACCTGCTCCAAGTCCTTACGATTTAAAAGGTGGTAGTGAATGGTTTAACTCGGGTAAATCAATGATAACGGTACACCGAGAAGATATTTTAAGCAATGAAGTTACAATATACTTTAACAAAATTAAACCACGTTCAATAGGCGAAGTAGGAAGCATTAAAATGTACTTTGACAAAGACCGATTGACTTACTACTTTCAGGATGCAGAAAACAACAATTACACGAAATATTATGCAAGTGAACAACGCAATGTAATTAGCAATCAGTTTCCAGCTAAACAACTACCTTTGATTGAACCCGATATAGTTAACGGAAAAGAATTACTTTCGTTTAGTGAAAAGATGAAACAAAGTAAAGGCGATGTTCCTTTTTGATTATGAAAACAATTAATAGTTTAAGTGGTGGTAAAACATCGAGTTATATAGCAGCTAATTACCCTGCTGATTATAACGTCTTTTCGTTGGTTCGTACAAACGACACGAATTGTTTATTTGAAGACGCTAAAATTAGACAAATTGTAAGCGATAAAATAGGAATTGAATTTATCGGTACGCTTGAAGAAGATACTATCATTTACACGATGTTAGATTTAGAGCAGTTTATAGGTCAAGAAATTGTTTGGATAAGTAAAAACACGTTTGAAGACGTTATCGGAAGTTATAAAATGGCAAATGGTAAAAACTATTTACCTAATCAAATGACAAGATATTGCACTACTGATATGAAGGTTAAACCTATTGCACAATGGTGCTACGAAAATACGGAATTACCAATAGAGATGAGAATAGGTTTTAGAGCAAACGAAATGAGTAGAGCAAAAACAATGAGTGAACGCGCTGTTAACGAAATAGAAAGTTTTAAATTTAAGGTTGGAGAAAAAAACGGACGCAACAAATGGCAAGAATTACCATATCGAAAGACTACTTTCCCTTTAATTAATGACGCTATTTTTAAAGACACAATAGAAAACTACTGGAAAGATAAACCTGTTAGATTTGCATACCAAAATAATTGTGTAGGATGTTTTCATCGAAGCGAATTAATGTTAAAGCATATGAGTAACAAAGCTGAAAAACAGTTTAATTGGTTTATAGAAATGGAAAAGAAAAACAATTGCACCTTTAAAAGCGGAATCACTTACGAAAGAATAAAAAGTTATAGAACGCAATTAGAATTATTTGACGATGATTTTAACGAATGTGATTCAGGATACTGCGGAATGTAAATTATAACAAGCAAAAACACGAATAAATGGACGAATTGACAATTATAACTGGCAAAGTAAACTTAGACACTACTTATTTAAAGATTAAAATAAGTCTTGAAGAAATAAAAGAACGTGCTTCAAATAGATATGATTTAATACATTCAATGGAACGTAGCTTAGCAGACTTACAACAAGTAAAAATAAGTTACGATGCTATGGAAAAGGAATTAAGAGCAGCGCTGCAACAAAATTTTAGACTTGAAAAACTATTAATGGAGGAGAAATTTAAAGTAAAGGATTTAGAAACACAATTAAAAATGAAAGATGTCACGCTGTAAGCATTGTAAACAAAAGTTTGAGCCAGTTAAATTTTTGCAGAAATACTGCTTAAAAGATGAGTGCGTTCGTGTTTGGGTAGAATCCGAAAAGGCAAAGACTTGGAAAAAGACGAAAGCTAAAATGAAAAACGATTTAGAGACTGTTCAGGAACTAATTAAAGCTACTCAAATTATTTTTAATAAATATATCAGATTAAGAGATAAAGGTCAAGTTTGTATAAGCTGCCAAAAGAAACCATTAAAAGAAAACTGCGGTCATTTTTTTAACGCAAATAATCATTGGAATGTTCGTTTTAGTGAACTTAATTGTCATCTACAATGCGAACATTGCAATACTTACCTTTCAGGTAATCTAATCGAATATCAAAGAAACTTAATTAATAAAATAGGAATTGAAAATTATAACGAATTAGAAGCTGAAGCAAGGAAAACACGAAAGTTCACAAAGGAGGAATTAAAAGAATTAATGCAGATTTATAAAAAAAAGATAAAAGAATTAGAGTTATACCAAAAAGAATAATTACTTTTGACTTAACAATTAAAACTTAAATTATGAGCGTAACAAATTTTGAAACCATTACTCATGAACTAACTGATGATGAATTAAACTTAGTTCCAGTTATAGTTCACAGCTTCCGATTCTATAAAAAGGATAATCCAATAAAAGCTGAATTAATAGTTAAACGGATGAATGAATACTTGGAAAAAAACGAATCAAAAGTTAAAATGACCCAACCAAGATTACGTAAGATAGTTAACTACATTCGAACAAACGGCATAATACCGCTAATAGCGACGTCTAACGGCTATTTTACAAGCGATTGTAAGCAAACTATCCAAGAGCAAATTCAAAGTCTTCAGGAACGAGCAAACAGCATTGAACGATGCGCGGAAGGATTAAAGAAATTTTTATAATTTTTTTATTCTTTAGCATTATATTAAAAAATATAGTTATATTTGTAAAACAATTAAATTCAAATTATGAAAAATCTATTTAAATCGTTGGCAGCCTTCCAACAAGAAGTGCCAGTAATTCACAAAGGAACGCAAGGCTACGGATATTCGTATGCAGACCTTCCGAAAATCTTTGAAGTGATTAATCCATTGTTGCAAAAACACGGATTAGGCTTCACCCAATTAATTAACGGTCAAACAATAGTAACTGTATTGTTTCATTCTGAAAGCGGAGAACAAATAGATAGCCAAACAGATATTCCTCAAGGAGTACAGTTAAAAGGAATGAATGATTTTCAGGTTTTAGGTTCGGCAATTACTTATTTAAGACGTTACGCACTTTCTTCGATTTTAGGTATTGTAACCGACAAAGATGTTGACGCAGCTGGAGAACAAATAAAAGCCGTAAAGACGGAAAAAAAGCCTACGATACAAGGTGAACGTTTTTTAAAAGCAGTAGAAGCAATCCGTAATGGAGAATTTACAGCTGAAGAGCTACAAGCAAAGTTTGAATTAACTGAAGTTCAACAAAAAGCATTATTACTTATATAATTAAAAGCTATGTATAACACAACAGCAGCACCAATGGCGAAGTACAGTAACCACGTGCAAACAGGAAAAGAGGTAAACAAGGTTTATCAAACAAGTGATTTATCAATCTTTAAACAGATTGACGGTAACAGAGTTCCAAATTTACAACACATTAAGCGATTAGCTGATTCAATTCGTGTTTATGGAATGAAATGTAATCCAATTTTAGTTAATGAACGAATGGAAGTAATAGACGGACAACATCGTTTAATGGCTGCCAAAGAAGCTCAATCATTTGTTTACTACATTATTGTAAATGGATATTCGTTAAATGAAGTTCACACATTAAATCTTAATCAAAAGAATTGGACTAAAAAAGATTTTATGGAAGGTTACGCTAATATGGGAGTTGAATCTTATATTAAGTTGCGTGATTTTGCAAATAAAAATGATGATTATGTTTTTAGTGATTGTATTGCATTATGTCAAAATACTGGTAGTGGTTCATCAAGAAGTTTAGCAATACAAATATCTGGAGGTGTAAAATTAGATTCAAATGCTCAAATATTTGAACAAGGTACTTGGAGATGTGGAGATATTGATTTAGCGCAAGATATGGCTAACAAAATAAGAATGATAAAATCTTATTATTCTAACTATAATCGTTCAAGTTTTGTTCAAACAATGATGGGTCTGCTTCAAAAAGAAACATTTGATTTTAATGATTTTATGCATAAAGTAAGATTGCAACCAACAGCATTAGTTGATTGTGCTAATCGTGAACAGTATAAAACTCTTATTGAAGATATTTATAATTACAAGAGTAGAAATAAAATTAGCCTTAGATACTAATGAAAATACGAGCATCGCAAATAGGAAAAATAATGAGTCTCCCCAAAACAAAAGGGGAGGTTCTTTCTAAAACTACAAAGACCTACATTCAGGAACTTGCGATTGAACATAAATATGGAATCCGTAAAGAGTTTTGGAGCAGATATACTGACAAAGGTAACGAAGTAGAAGACGAAGGAATCGAATTAGTAAACGAAGTTCTTGATTTAGGTTTCATTTATAAAAATGATGAGAATTTAAACAACGATTATTTAACTGGTACACCTGACGTAAACACGAACGAAGTTCTTTTGGATGTAAAATGCAGTTGGGATGCTACTACGTTTCCATTTTTTGAAAGCGAATGTCCGAACAAAGATTATTACTACCAGCTTCAGGGTTATATGTGGCTTACCGGTAAAGACGAAGCGTTACTTTGTTACTGCTTAGTAAACACCCCCTTTCAAATAGTTGAAGACGAAGTGAGACGTGAACATTGGAAACAAGGGTTAATTGATGAAAGTTTGGATGTAAGAGACTTTGTACAGTCTAAACATAACTTTGACCACATACCAAAAGAAAAACGCGTGAAAGTCTTTAAAATAGCAAAAGACGAAAGCGTAATAGAACAAATTAAAGAACGAATAGAGTTAGCAAGAGAATATTATAACAATTTAATAAATGAATTATGATAGATTTAGCAGAATTTTTTGAAAGCATTATTGATAAGTACGGAGAATCAAGAGCTAAAATGATTGAATATAAATTAAAATACGAATCTTTAGAAAGTAAAATTCAAGTTTTAGAAACTAAATTAACAAGCGCAAAAGCTGAAATTCAACTATTGAATGAAACGATAAGTGAATACGAATGCGAAAAAATAAATGAAAATGAAAGATGACTTACAAATAATGGGTTACTACAAAAACACGACCCGAGAGCAAATAGTACAAATCAAAGACTTTAAAAAAGATAAACTTTGGTACGAAACAATAAGACAACATGAAACAAACCCTATAACAGAGTTTTGTTGTTCGGTTGAAAGATTTAAACGATTATATATTAAAACAAAGTAAAAATGGAATATATAGGTATAAAAGAATTAAAGGGTAAAACTTTATTATATATTCGTGTAGATGACGAATTAGATGAAATTTTATTTACTTGTAATGACGGAACTCAATATAAAATGTATCACGAACAAGATTGTTGCGAAGCTGTTACAATTGATGATATTAATGGAGATTTGAATGATTTAATAGGTAATCCGATTTTAATAGCTGAAGAAGCAAGTAATGATGATTTTGTAAAAAACTTTGAAGAATCTTTTAAGTTAGAAGAAGGTCGAAACCCAAAGTTTGAATGTAGTTATAAAAATGAGTTTGGAGAAAGTAAACCTGAATCTTATACTTGGACTTTTTATAAATTAGCAACTATAAAAGGATATGTAGATATTCGTTGGTTTGGGGATAGTAATGGTTATTATTCAGAATCAGTAGAATTTGTAAAACTTTAAATAAATAAGTAAAATGGAAAAAAGAGAAAACAGCGGAGCGTTATTTACTAACGACAAAAGAGAAAAGGAAACGCATCCGCACTATCAAGGTAAGGCTACAATCGGAGGCGTAGAATATTATGTTTCAAGTTGGGTAAAAGACGGAGCAAAAGGAAAGTTTCAAAGCCTAAGTTTTAAACCAGTTCAGGAACAAGCGAAGCCGCAAGGCAGACCGCAATACGGAAAAGAGTTTGATGACTTTTTAAATAACCTATGAAACAACAAGCAAAGGTTTTAAGCGAAGCAAATGAACTAACGAGGTTAATGATTAGACACTACTTACAAAAACACGAATTAAGTTTAAACGCTTTTTCTAAGTTAGTAGAGATAAAACAACCTAACCTTCATAAATTCATGAGCGGAAGTAGTTTATCCAGCAGGTCAATAGAAAAGCTGGGTGAGTTTTTTAGTAAATAATTTGGCTCTGGTAAACCAACAGAAAGGCGGAACGTAAAAAATTCCGCTTTTTTTT